TATTATCAAGTATTTAGTCCTTGGTATTGTTATTTCTCTTGTTGCCGTCGTTATCCCTAAGAAGTCGCTCAATTTAGAGGAGGTTATTATTTTGGCCCTCAGTGCCGCCGCCACCTTTAGCATTCTTGACGTCTTTGTTCCCTCCATTGGGGAAAGCGCCCGTGCTGGTGCCGGTTTCGGTTTAGGCGCTAATTTGATTGGCGGTCTTCGCATGGTTGGTTAAACACACTGACATAAAATAATAATATCTGTTATTATTTTATACGATGCATCGTTCCCTCAAGTGCCGCGGAAAAACCGTAAAACAATGTAGACGTGCCAAGCGTAGCTGCAAACGCGCATCCGGTCCCAAGCGTACATTTTGCAGAACCAAGCGTAACCGATCTCACAAAAAGAGGGGTTAAATTTAGAAATTTAAGTTTGTAATATAATGTCTCTATATTATAAGCTAGCTATGATTTTAGATAAAAAGTTATTTTTAATAGGCCTATTAACACTTGTAATATTAATTTCAATTGTGTTTTCAAATGTAGAAACATTCGAAGATAATGGAGAACCAATACCTATATTAAATTTAGTGCTATATTCTTCGGACGGAGGCGGCCCCTACGATAGAATGCAAAAAATGACTCGCGAATATTACAAAAAGTTCTCGTTTGTAAAGACTTATTATTACTGTTTTAAATCGGATTTAGAAAAAGATTTTGATTTACAAGACGATATTTTATACGTAAAGGGTGACGAATCTTTTATTCCTGGAATATTAAAAAAAACCATTGATGCGTTTGAATATTTTAAAAACGAAATTCCCAAATATAAATACGTGGTACGCAGTAATATTAGCACAATTATTCGTTTCGATTTATTAGAAAAAGATTTACGCAAAAACGCAGTAAAATACGGATGCGCCTTATGCTGGAATATGGAATATAATAAAAACAAAAAGGCATTGCCAGAGAATACTATTATATTTAGCAGCGGAACAGCTATTATTTTTTCGCCCGACGTAATTATGAACATTATTAATAATAAAGACAAGATAGATATGGGCAAAATTGACGATGCCAGTATTGGCGAATTCGTACAGAATGAAATGCCCGAAGTAGAAATGCAACCGGTTCTCAAAAACACTACAAATTACGGATTTCATTTCGTCCCAAATTTGGATGAAGATAAAGAAAAGATAAAGGATCTAATCAAAGATAATAAAATCATATTTTTCCGTAATCATAACGGAAATCGAGAACTTGACGCAAATCAAATGCACATTATTATTGAAGTTTTAAACGAGGGCGCTCCTACATATGAATAAATCATAATATTATAATACTAATATAATATTATATTGTTGTTGGAAACTGGTTTCGGTCTTGGAAAAATATTCCTCTATGACCACCATCGTCTGGGCTAACCAAATCGTATCTAACAATATTTGGATTATGTTTTTGCGCAAATGCTTCAAGTATTACGTCCATATAAATTTCCGAATTATCTTTGGAGAACTCTAATAATTCTGTTGCTCCGTCTTTAGATAGTGCTATGGCATGTAATCCTCGGACCGGACCTTTTATTTTGGCCACCTGATGACCGTTTATGGATTTGCTATTATATAAATTATATTTGTTTTCATATCCGCATGTTCCCAAATAAAAGAATGTTTTTGAAATGTTCTCATATTGTACCAATTCATCTAGGTCAATTTTATCGAGAACATTTATATCATCCTCAAATACGTATCCCCATTCTTCGGAACCAGTGGCGATTTTTTTGTATATTTCTAACATACTTATTTTGTTGGATAAAACTTTGTCCTCGTTTTTGATGCACTGAAACAACTCCACGTTAAATCCTATTTTTTTTAGTACATCCTCACTAAATTTAGTTCTGGTGCTTTCTTTGTCACAAGTTAATAAATGAGCCGTTCTTTTTTGGTTGAACGGGTCCATTTGTTTTGTATATATGTACATTATACCCAACAATATTATAAATAGCAAAACTAAGAGAATAATATAAATATATTTTTTGGCCATTTTATTATAAATACATTTTTATTCTTCTGATAACATTTTAATTACCGAGCCAGTGTCGGTATAATCAGCAACAGAGGAATGGGAAACATTATAATCTTTAAAAAGCCAATCGCCAATATCATTCAAATATTTATTTTGCTCTGGTGATTCATAGAATTGATGCCCACCTGATATAAAAACTCCTTTTCCAAAAAATCCAGCCATAAATGAAAACGAGCTACCCGTTGAAATAACTGCTGGTGCATAAAACATCATTGCAAAATCATCCACATATTCATTACATTGCACCTCTACTTTGTATCCTAACGACTCAATATATTTTGTAATCGAATTTGCGTATATATCGCAAGATTCCTTTTCTGTTTGACCCGACCTATGCGTATTACAATAAGACATAGTTATTTTGTCGTATTTTTTTGTTCGTTTCGTAATCTCAGCTAGAGCATCTTTAAAAAACGTATATTTTTGAAATAAATAACCAGGATGCTTAGAAAACGGTACGTCAGCACATCTAAAATGGATTATTGGACTATCTATGGTTTTTACTATATTACTTGCAATAAATGCCTCATCCATTATTTTATGTGCAAGTGGTTTAAGAGCAAGCCAAAATTTTTCTGTTTTTACGTCCTTCATTTCAAAAGCACCATAATCATTTGGTTGACCATGAATAAACCATTGATCGTCAATTTGCCCTGCCACCATTTCATTACGAATTGAATCAAAATCTTGTTTATACCCTATTTTTTTCGGTAAATTCTTTATAAACTCTATGCTATCCGGTACATCAAATTCAAAATCTTTTTTCTCGTGAATGCATTTTCCTAAATTATAAAAATATCGGCATACGTAATTACCCATATGAATTGGCGGATTTGATTCCGAATTGCCTTCTGTTGTTTTTATAAAATAAAGAGTCAATAGTAAAAATGCGCACATTATTAATAGGATATAAATATATTTCGTCTTCATATATTTATATTATACCGTTGGAAAAAACTCCCAGTCCAAATCATGACATACCTTTTTCCATATCATATCCTGTTCCAACTGTTTTTCACGGTCTTTCATCATCGGAATATAAGGCAAATATTGGACCTGGTCTAATAGAACACAGAGCTGATATAGTGTATACGTATAATTGAAAAAATTGGTGCGATTTGCCGGGCAATGCACAGCCCATGGTTTTTGGATTTCTATAAACAAAACACATAGAGTTTCATGTAGTTCCTCGTTCATAATTGGTGGTTTAATACCAAATATACTATTAATATACTGGATATGCTCAAAGTATTTATTGAGACCTAGTTTTCTCAAAATCTCGCGCATTTTATCATAATTAATTAATTTAATATCCTTAATGCGTTCTTTTTTGATACGGTCGCGAATAGCTGTAATAACTTCCTCGGGAATTTGCGTCGTTTCTTTGGCCTGAAATTGTGATAAAATTTCCTTAAAATGATTCAGGCGAATATACGCTGTATATGATACCTCATTGGGTGGCTCTTTATTTGTAGGCTTTGAACTATCAATTATATATGTAATAAATTTACCGCATTTTTGATTATTACAGATTAATATTCCCTCTTCATCTTGTGGAATAAGTTCTCCTTGATAACAAGCCTCGCATATATCCGATTTTACCACGAAATCCTGGATGTTTATAATATCTGCGTTTACATTACGCCAATAATTTTGATAAGACCGTTTTGCCTGGTTGTATTTGTCGTTGTTGGGGTCGGATGCATCTACCGTTTTTGCCTTTATTTTAAAGAAAGAATTGAGAACCACAGAGTTCTGATTATTATCGCCCGTATTAATTTTCTTCTTTTCTTCAAAGTAATCGAAAATATATTTGGAATTGTCTAATAAATACCGCTTCTTGGCATGTTTTAATTCTTTGATTTGGCGCTGGATTGCGAGAACCTTGTCTTTGATCTCCATGTAGGCATCGATTTCGTGTTCTTTTAGGTTTGGTATTAAAGTTTTAAGTCTGTCTTTTTCTTTAATTAAATCAGGTATAGTGGTTGTTTCACTATCGTGGAAAGACTGTAACATTTCTTTGTGTTTTTCGTCTATGGTATTTGTGGTCTTTGGTTGGAGTTTTTTTGAATTTTGGTTCATTTATTGATTTTTATGAATAAATGAAGCTGATTTTTTATATTGATTTTAAGCGATTAATGTTTGCGGTTTCTGCGTTTCGACACCCTTTTTGATTTTTTGTTGGTGCGTTTTGTGCGGCGTTTTTTCAGGGTTTTTCGAGAACCACCACTAGCAGCACTAATTGGTGTATTAAAAACAGTATTGCCGAAACCAAATTCTCGCACCTTGTCTAATTGAGAGTAATCTGGAGGGACAGAAAAAACACTACTTGGGTTTTCTAGCTCGGGGTCGATTTCCGTATCTTCAACTTTTTGTTCCTCTTCTGTTATACCATCTATAACATTATATATAGTATCATAGTCTTCTGTTTTGACGATAGCAACAAATTGTTTTAAAAAATCAAAATCATATATGTTATAGCCATCAATAAAAACTAATGCGAACAATAACGAAAAACAAGTTTGCACCAAAGATTCGTCATAACTACATATTATTCTTAAATATTCCATAATAATTTCATATTCATTAATTATTCCTTGTTGTAGACATTCATCTATGAATTCGAAAAATTTATCTTGGTCGTCTTTAATTTCATCGATTTGATATAACAAATCTTCTGCGTCGCCTATAGCGCGTCTTTCTAACTTTATTGAAATTAGTTCTAATAATTTACTAAACGGAAACTCTAAATCAGCCTCTTGTATTAATTCTACTTGTTGTGTAAACGGAATATTTATAAAAGTAGACGTAGCATCATTTTTTGCAAACGGAAAAAGGCACTTTAATTTTTTAAATTGAAATACATTTTCTCCTTGGTTTCGTATTGATGTTTTAGTTTTAGATAAATTAAATAATGGAGAAATAGGAAATGCTTCTACAAAATCTCTTTTTGACCCGTCTTCTAATTGTTGTAAACTTTTTTTTTTTTCAGCGAGAATTGTTATTAAATCAGCTACTTTTATTTCGTCACTGTTTGTAGTAAATTCTCTTAACTCTTCAATAACTTTGTCGTAAATTTTTTCTAAATTGGCAATATTAGATTTGTTAACTAATTTTGAGGCACCTCCGTATTGACGTTGATCAACAGTTAAAGGTGGTTGATTTTGGTCCATCCAATTAACCGGATGTCTACAAGTATTATAGAATCTATAATATGATAGCCTTATTCTGTTTTGTGAAAGTTTTGCTGGTTGTAAAGATGCCTTCTTAGTTTCTGGTCCTTTTGCTGTTTTACTACCTGTTGATTTAATTACACTGGGTTTAGTTCTAGTCGATTTACCACCAGTTGACGCTGCTACTGCTGTTATTGTTGGCAATACGGCATTTCCAAAAGTTATTACTTTACACATAACAGTACGAAAATTATTAATACATCTATCTCTATAATATGTGTCTAATGTACACCCCACATCCGAACTTCTAGACCAAACCAAATGCCCCAAATCGCCCCAAGCTTTATGTGCTAAATACATCCTAGTTTTTCGTAAAACTGTAGGATTTGTTATATTTGCCGGAGTAAGGCTAGTTATGTATATCCATGCGTTTTTACCAAAATTTCCACTATTTAAATAGTTTACAGCTAATATTCCAGGATGAGATGGCACTATTCCGGGAGCAACCATACTAGCAGGTACAGTGATTTTATTGGTATTGTTCACGTTTTTGCAGGCATAATTTTCTGAAGTCACTGTATTAGAAACAATATGGATACTTCCTTGGGTTAATTGAACTGGGGGAGGAAAAAAATCCGGTTGATATGTTTTAAAGCCAGCAGATGGTGCGTTAGTGGGAAAATTTTGAATGCCAAATATCGTGGCAATGGTAGTAGGAATATAATAAACATTTTCATGTTTACCTTTTGGTAATGGTATTACATCAGAATTAATCCCCGTTGCTACCTGTCCATAGCTAGGGAGCATTCTAATTTCAAAATCTATTGATTGATTCATAGCTGCCAAAACTTGAGGATTTTGTAATGACTGAGAAAATGCATTAATTGCTGCTGTTTGTGCGGCCGCATAATGCGGTCCATTATTGGCGACGGCTGTCCTTGCTGCGTTTATTAATACGTCTGCTGCGGAACCAGGTAATATGTCTTGTCCAGGAACCGTTGTTGGACCTGAACCACATAATCGATTTAATGAAGCAGTTTTTTGGGGTTCTATATTGTCAGTAGGAATATATACACCAACCGTAAAAATAATATATTCTTCGCCTTCCGGTATTGTGCAAACTAAAAAACAGTTTATATAACCATATTTGTCCAACGGCAAAGGAACCCTATTTAAATTATAAGTATTTAAAAAATCACGCATCTCGCCAAAAGCATTTCCATCCATATGTCGGGTTGCACTATCAAATATTCTACTAGGAATAGATATATTTGGTATATCAAACTCTTGACCATCTAATGTATCCCATATTGACCTAGTAATAGCTTCCGGAATCTCAGCAGGACGTACAGCTGGTATTTGTAACGGAGGCAAATTTGTCGCAGGTACTGATTCTGTATTATATGCTGGTTTTGCGACAATTGGAACTATACCGTTTTTGGCATTTAATAATAAATTATTACGTCTTAATCCATCAACAACAAACTGAGACATTTTCATTTTTTGGGAAACATCGTGTAAAATATCTTCATTATTTAAGGCATATTCCCAATACCATTTTACTGGAACAGAACCACATACGTCTTCCTTTACATATAAAGCATTTAATAACCTAAAATCATCAGGCGCTGCCATATTTAATCTTATATTATCACCACAAATTAATTGTTTCGTAAAAACCTCATTTTCGTATTGTAGCTATATTATAAATGGAATTACCCTTCAATTTACCCTCTAATATTCAGATGGACCGTAAACAATTCCAAAAAATGTTATTTATTGCTAATGCCCTTGACCAAGGTTGGTCAGTAAAAAAATCACAAGATTCCTATATTTTTACTAAAAAACACGAAGGTCGGCGCGAAATATTTCAGGAAAACTATTTAGAAAACTTCATTATCCACAATGCAACATCAACGGATTTTTTAGATTCAACTAAATGATTATCAAAACGACATGAAGATAATCATTGATGTCATTGAAATGCCGAGCAAATGCGAAACTGGTTGTGGTAAGTCGGCTTATTTTAATATAGTAGGAACCAAAAAAGGCCGATTCTGCTCAGGGCATAAAGAACCAGAAATGATTAATGTAATCGATAAATTATGCGAGCACAATGAATGCTCCGGGCAGCGCGCTACCTTTGGGTTTCCCGATGAAAAACGCCGTTTTTGTAATACACATAAATTGGATGGTACCGTAAATTTGACATTAAAACGATGTTTAGGTTCGGGTGGCAAAAAATGTTACGTAACACCGATTTATAATAACGAAGGAGAGTTAAAAGGTATCTATTGTGCGGACCATAAATTGGAAGGAATGGTCAATGTTGCCAGTAAGAGATGCGAGTACAATGGTTGTAAAATTATTGCTCAATTTAATGTAGAAGGAGAGACAGTGGGTCGTTTTTGCTCAAAACATAAATTGATTGATATGATTGATGTAAAACACATGCGATGTGAATTTGCTACTTGTTCAACTTCGCCTTCGTATCGTTTTGAAACAGATACTCATTGCAGATTTTGCTCAGTTCATAAGATGGAAGGAATGTTTGACGCCAAACATAGAAAATGTGCAGAGGATGGATGTAGTAAGAGTCCATCGTTTAATTATGTTGGGGAAAATATGGCAATGTATTGTAACGACCATAAATTCGAAGATATGATAGATGTAAAGCATGATAAATGTGAAAATAGTGGTTGTAAAATAAGACCGCTATATAATGTAATTAATGAAAAAAAAGGAAGGTTTTGTGTTCTTCATAAAAGTGATAAGATGATTGATGTAATATCAAGAAAATGTATATCAGAATGGTGCACAACTATTACCCATAATAACAAATATGATGGGCATTGTTTGTTTTGTTATATAAATTTATTTCCTGATAAGCCTGTTGTTCGAAATTATAAAACAAAAGAAACATATATCGTAAATCATATTACAAATATATTTCCAGATTTTACTTGGATTACAGACAAAACAGTTCAAGACGGATGCTCTCGACGAAGACCTGATTTATTATTGGACATGGGAAATCAAGTTGTCGTTGTAGAAATAGACGAAAATCAACATAATAATTACGATTGTAGTTGTGAAAATAAACGTCTTATGGAAATTTCACAAGATATTGGACATAGACCACTGGTGTTTATTCGTTTTAATCCAGATGGATATGTTAATAATAATAATATTTATATAAAATCGTGTTGGAAATCAAATCAGTCAGGAATATTTATTATTAACAAAGAAAGCAACAAAGATTGGATAAACCGGTTAAAATTACTAGAAAATCAAATACAATATTGGACAAACAACGAAACAAATAAGACTTTAGAGGTAGTGCACTTATTTTATGATGGTTTTGATTAAAATATCTGCGACTTAGGTAAGAAAATTCTGCGTTTATTGAATTGATGTATTGTAGGGCCAATCCATTAATTAATTAATTAATTTAGCAATTGTCCGGAAATTATTTTCTCAGCATAGTATATAACAAAGTCGCACCATGGGTGGAGCTCTTATGCAACTTGTCGCTTACGGTGCCCAGGACGTGTTCCTTACGGGTACCCCCGAGATTACTTTCTGGAAGGTGTCTTACCGCCGCCATACCAACTTTGCCATGGAGTCTATCGAGCAGACCTTCTCTGGTCAGGCCGATTTTGGCCGTCGCGTGACCTGCACGATCAGCCGCAACGGCGATTTGTGCTACCGCACCTACCTCCAACTTGTTCTCCCTGAGATCAACCAGAACATGAACAGTGCTTCTGGCAGTGGTATCTGGGCTCGTTGGCTCAGCTTCATTGGCGAGCAAATCATTGCCCAGGTTGAGGTCGAGATTGGTGGCCAGCGCATTGATCGTCAATATGGCGACTGGATGCACATCTGGAACCAGCTTACCATGTCCAACGAGCAACGCCGTGGCTACTGGAAGATGATTGGTAACACTACCCATCTTTCGTACATTTGCGACCCCGATTTTGCCGCTATCTCTGGTCCTTGCGCTGCTGCCGGTGGCCCTGCCCAGGTTTGCGCCCCTCGTAACGCATTACCCGAGACCACTCTCTACATTCCTCTTCAGTTCTGGTTTTGCCGCAACCCTGGTCTTGCGCTTCCCCTTATTGCTCTCCAGTATCACGAGGTCAAGATTAACATTGACTTCCGTCCTATTGGCGAGTGCCTCTGGGCTGTTACCAGCCTTACCACGACGGGAACCGTCTCTGCTTCCTCTGCCTACCAGCAGTCTCTTGTTGCTGCCTCCCTCTACGTCGACTACATCTTCCTTGACACGGATGAGCGCCGCAAGATGGCACAGAACCCCCACGAGTACCTCATCGAGCAGCTCCAGTTCACTGGTGATGAGTCGGTTGGCTCCTCGTCGAACAAGATCAAGCTCAACTTCAACCACCCTTGCAAGGAGCTTATCTGGGTTGTCCAGCCCGATGCCAACGTTGACTACTGCGCTTCCCTTGACCCCACCACTGTGCTTTTCCGCACGCTCGGTGCTCAGCCCTTCAACTACACCGATGCCATCGACGCCCTTCCTCCCGCGTTCCATGCCTACGGTGGTCCCTCCGAGACCTCCACCACGGGTCCCTACACCTACATCAATGCCTCTGGTCTTTTCAGCATGCCTGGTGCTCCTGATGAAGCCGCCGCCTCTAGCTACTGGAAGACCGGTACCACCGCCGAAACGCCTTTCCAATCTACCCCTTTCGCGAGCAGCGGTGGCTCTGGTGTTTCCGATGCCGGTACCTTCGTGCTTGCTGAGACTGCCCTTGACATGCACTGTTGGGGCGAGAACCCCGTTGTCACGGCCAAGCTCCAGCTCAACGGCCAGGACCGCTTCTCGGAGCGCGAAGGCTCTTACTTCGACGTCGTCCAGCCTTACCAGCACCACACCCGCTCCCCCGACTCGGGTATCAACGTGTATTCCTTTGCCCTTCGCCCTGAGGAACACCAACCCTCTGGTTCGTGCAACTTCTCGCGCATTGACAACGCTGTGCTCCAGCTCGTGCTCTCGTCGGGCGCTGTTGCCGGTACCGCCACGGCCAAGGTCCGTGTGTACGCCGTGAACTACAACGTCCTCCGCGTGATGTCCGGTATGGCTGGTGTTGCCTACTCCAACTAAACGTACTATGGTGTGCGTTTTATTATTAAAATTATAAAAAATTAATATAAGATAATATTTCTTATATTAAGATAGTAAACAGGAATATATTATCAGTTATACATTATAAAGAAATTTTGCTCAACCAAACGGTTAAGCAAAATTTCTAGGGTGGGGGACTTCATAGAGTGAAAGTCCTTTGTTAAAATAATTAGTAACCATATAAGAGGCAAATCTTGCTTTTCAAAAACAAAAGCAAAGCATTTATGCTGTAAACGTTGCTTATAACGGTTTTTATTACAAATCAATAGGCAGCAAACCCCATTGTTTCTGACAATTTTTATTACTAAAATAAAAATTGTCTCTATATCCGTAAATCCATCATATACCGCACAACCAATGTGAAAACTGCTGCATGAATGACAAATCCTAACATAGTAGGGCACCCCTCTTTGGACGCAACAGGACCTACAAAACGGCCTAAAAGTGAGTTCATCAATTTATATGTCTCGGGGTTGAACAAAAGCAGTAGAACGAACGTTGTATAAAGCGTATAGCGCCACTTGTCGGAAGAACCGGGTTCAGCCATTATATATTAACTAAATATAAATATAAAAAAAAAAGATAATATTACATTTTTATTGAAGGAAGTTAATTAAAATATAATGCGTAAAAACAGCATAAAAAATGACGGCCTTTTATTTAAAATGGCCACTTATAATTCGACCAATTTAAATACACAAAACGATCTTTTAATGCGTAATTTAATGGATTTCTATAAGAATCACGAGAACCTTACCAAAATGATGCGTATTATTAATGGAGAATCCAAGATTTCTTTACGTATTGTCGACTGGTTTGTTACCAATTTTGCTAAGAAAAATTACACAATTTATGAGTTACCTAATGGTATGAACAAAGGCGAATCTGTTCGATTTAAGGTATATAATGATTATAAACTCAAACTCAAGGCTTATAGTAAACGCCGATTTGACCCATTCTGTCGTTGGGAGCGCATTAGTATTCCGTACGACAACAATAATTTTATGGAGACAACGATTGGTCAGCTAAATTTTTTCAAGTGGGCTATTGAGAACCAAATCGTAGGTTATATTGAGGAAAATTACCAAGATATTGAGAACGACATGAATCATCGCAATAGTACATCAAAGCGTAATATTAGTATTGATGACTCAATCGATATAAACGATAACGGTAAGACACGCAAGAAGCGTGAGGAACTTTCAGTAAGTGCATGTAAATGTATTAAAAAGGAATCGGTAAAAATTATTGTCAAGTTTAATTAAATATTATTTATTAGATTAATAATATCTAATAAATTTAAAACCATGTCTCAAGAATTCGATTATTCTTACGACCAATACCAAAGGGATAAAAAAGACCAGTACACAGAACACATAGTATATTTAGAAAAAAAGGTAAAGACATTGAATAACAAACTATCTCGAGTTGAAGACCTCGCCAACGAAAATAAAAAACTTAAAGAACGTATTAAAGAATTAGAAGACCTTGTAATACGATTACAAACAAAATAAAATTAAATATTTGGATTATAAAACTCCTCAAACCGCTCTAATGGTCTACCACAAACATCATCCAAAGATTCTACTGGACTAATCTTCTGCACATTTGTCAATGAAATAAACTCCACTATCTGCATCATCCAAACCAATCCCTTATCATTAGGACATGTCAAATCATACGTAACTTCTTCGTTCGTTTTGATTTTTAGTACAGGAGCATTTAGTTCTTTGTCGGAAAGCCAAGCTTCATGATAGCTCTGGCACTTTTCCAAATAATCTAGGGCAACAGTTTCCTCTCCTACTCTTGCGCGCTTTTCAATACGCTCCTTACATACTTGTGCATCCGCATCAATATAAATTATACCCGCCAATTGAAACTCATCCTGAAACTCCCCGTAAAATCTTTGATAAATTTGATGACTAACCTCGTCTATTAGACCGTCATTATACAACATCTTTTCAAATATATGTTTATCAGCATCCAGGGAGCGTTCGCAAATAATAACGTCGCATCTAGGATTTTGCAAAATCGCCGCGCGTAGCATTGAAAGCCGCGTTGAATACGCCATTACCTGAAACGTAAAGGCATATTTTGCTGGGTCCTTATAAAATTTAGCCAAAATTGTTTCTCCATTTGCATCTTGAATGGTTTGCCAGATATCTACAGGTTCACGAATAAAAACGACGTTTGGATTGTTCTCAAATGTTTTTTGTAAGTTCTCAATAATGGTGGTTTTACCGGAACCAATATTTCCTTCGATAGAGTAAATTCTAAGACGTGTCATTTTTTATGTAATCAAAACAATAAAACAAAAAATCAATTTTTGGCAGGATTATTTTATGATAAAAATATATATGTCAGCTAAAAAATCTTCTAGTCGGTCATCAAGTAGATCATCTAGTCGTTCCCCTAGAAAAACCGAGAAAAAGCGCGTAAGAATTAATGACCAAACGCAAGTTTTAGTATTTAATAAACAACCATTAACTACGTCGCCACAAGAAAATCCTCATCATAAAAAACCTTCCCCGGAAACTAAACATGACATAGAACTCAAAACTCGCGAATCAAGAGCTTTAGATAATCGCTACAGAAATTCGGCGGAAATTAAAGATAAAAAGGCTCATGTAAGACACACGATACGTGAATACGCAAAAACATTACCCCCGGAAGAGCGCATAATTGCACCAAGGCGCGACAGAAACTTTACTATTCATGCGCGACCATTACAGCATCATGTAGCTGTTCCTGCTCCAGTTCCGCAAAAAAAACAAGGATTTTTTGTACGTATGTTTTCATCAAAATCTAGCGGAGGAAGGAAAACGCAAAAGCGCCGACGTTAAAATGCGCACCCAATAAAACGTTTCATTCTATTAACGACCGATTCCTGTTTATTTTGTTGTTTTTTAAAGTGATAATCCAGAGACTCATTGTCTATAACGTAGACTCTATAAACACTCAGTACAGGAATTTGTGATGATGCTATAAAATATTTCTCATTTGCGCGCTTGAAATCGTAAAACAGAACGTTCTTATCACAAGGAACAGATAGTATCTTTTCGTCCCTATCTAACAAGACAATATCATGTATAGCATGATATGGTTGATTAGGAATTTCATCCCGTACGGTCTGGTGTTTTTCGACACGCAAAACGTTAGTAGTATTAAACAGTGCGTCGTAAGATTTTTGGTACAAGTCATGTAGAGTTTCGTTGTCGTAAATACAACAGCATATTCTCCTGCCGTTTAATGTACGAATTTGAATTACATGACACTTATTAAATATTTTTGTAATTGACGGCTTATTCTTTTGTTTATATACATGATGCATATCAAAATCGACCGTTTCAACAGACATTGTTTGGTTTTGCCAAAACAAAACAATTTGTCCAAGAATCAATTTTTATCCAATTAGTTTTATATATGCGTGCCATATATAAAATCCGGTTTATCGGAATCGAACCGATGACATTTTGATACCCGACAGAAACTACTACAGTCAAATGCTCTACCAACTGAGCTAAAACCGGAGAGCGGCACGTTTTATTAGCTGTATAAGCTTTATGTTGTTTGAGACAAAATTTACTTTTTAGCATTCAACGAATTATGGTAAGCCACAACAATCGACGTTATTTTAGACCAATCGCTTGTTCCCCTAGGGAATCTTAGATTTTCGAGAACCGTTTTTCGGCGCAAAGCGTTATTGGCCTTTTCCTCGGCAGACATATCCGGCCAAATAATACCTTCAGATTCCTCTTCAAATTTTAAAATCTGATCTACTCGATGTTGTGGGATAGGAATTCCTTTAGGACTTCCGCGCGATTTACGGGAATAACTTTTGCTACCTCCTCTCTTTTTCGTTCTACGTATCATATATAATGATGCGTAGAAAATATATAAAATTTTATTTATAAAAAATACATGCTTACTAATATAACCGATTTTTTTTCTAAACCCATAAATAAAATTAACTTTAAGGACGTACAAACAGCAATACGTCGGACAGAATTTGTTATTATAAATACTCTTGCACCAAGCGAACAGGATTGTCTTATCAAAAATACTCTTCCCTATGAATCCGAAGAAAAAACTATAAACGATTTATTAAACAATTATGATTTAGGATCAAAAAAGTTTATTATTTACGGAAAAAACGCATGCGATCATGGCGCAGAAAAAAAATATAAACAATTACAGACTTTGGGATTTTCACACGTTTATTTATATAGCGGCGGGCTCTTTGAGTGGATGCTTTTACAGGATATTTATGGCCACGATGAGTTTCCTACTACAAAAAAAGTTCTCGATATTCTGCAATATTCTGGTGCGTCTAGCTTTTGAATGTATAAAAATTGATTCTTTTGTTCATATAAAATAAAAGAATTATAAAGCATGGTATCTATTATACCTATCACAACTGAAGTAGATAATGTTATTTTTGCAAATGTAACGATCGATGATAGTTTTCATTATAAGCCAGATGAGTTACCTGTGGCTGTTCCTGTCGATTCAACGCGGTATTTGATTGGCGAAAAACTATCCGTGTGTTTTAAAATCAGGGAATCTTGTTTTTACGGTATAGAAAAATGTGATTTAGCAAGTGGAGTATTTTTAAATAATGCGCCAAAAATTCTTTGTTGTTTAACTGCGTCTGCATCATGTGGATATTTATGTTATTGTATGCAGTGGACAGGTCCCGTATGTTGTCCATAATGTTACAAAAAATTGATTGTTAGACGCATTATTTTTTTATTGAAAAACACAATGGACCTTACTCAAACTAAATTGACCAAAGAAGAATGGGAAAATATAGAAATTCCCGTATCCCCCGAAGAAAAACAGATTCTTCGACTAATAATTGATGGATATACTGACGTAAATATTAAGTCAAACGAAAACATGTCACTGTTTTCATTTGCAAAAATAGAAATGACTTCTGAAAACGAGAACTTTCTCTATCAAAAATATTTCAGTGAATGGATTCAGACCATATTGACAAAATACGGCGCCGGTCTTGGCATTAAACTTGCTGCTATTCAATCCATGGAGGGCTCATCGATTAAAAAGATTAAAAGTGCGGACAATATTCGTATTATGAACATTGACGCGAATATTAAACAAAACGCCGAGTCCGTCTTCGAATATACCTTGATTTCACTGTGTGAAAAGTTATTGAAACATTTACATAAACGCGAAAACAAATATGCGTTTTATCTTTACACTTTGATTCATATGCAAAAACAGTCTATTGCACATTTGAATGTACATGTCTGTGATTTTGTAGATAAATTGGTAGCTATTTCTTCTAAATACACAGAACCCAGTAACATCATGGAAAATGCGTATGAGTTTATTGAAAAAAACAAATATTTATTAAAATACCAAGACAAAGCGCTATTTAATCATCAAAAGCAATTGTTCTCAATATTTAAAAGTAACACAGGTAGCCCAAAGCTAGTTCTTTATACTGCGCCCACCGGAACTGGTAAAACACTAAGTCCTATCGGACTTGCCGGACATTATTGTATTATATTTGTATGTGTAGCCAGACATATTGGCGTTGCACTAGCAAAATCGGCAATTTCCATGGAAAAGAAAGTGGCTTTTGCGTTTGGTTGTCAGAGCGCGGCGGATGTTCGTCTTCATTATTTCGCAGCAAAAGATTATACCAAACATCGCAAATCCGGTGGTATCGGAAAGGTAGATAATTCGAATGGATCAAAGGTTGAAATCATGATTTGTGATATACAGTCTTATTTAACAGCTATGTATTACATGCTTGCATTCAATGACGCATCAAATATTATTACCTATTGGGATGAGCCTACTATTACAATGGATTATAAAACACACCCGCTTCACGCTACGATTCAGAAAAACTGGGCCGAAAATAAAATCCCCAACGTTGTACTATCCTGCGCAACGTTGCCTAAAGAAGACGAAATTGGTTCTGTTCTACAGGATTTCAGGGGGAAATTCGAAAGCGCCGAGGTACGTGTTATTGAAAGCCATGATTGTCGTAAAAGTATTCCTATTTTGAATAAAGATAACTACAGTGTTTTGCCACACAATTTATATTCAAACTATGAAGAAATGATTCGATGTGTAAATTATTGTTCTCAAAATCGTACTCTTTTGCGGTATTTTGATTTGGCCGAAATCGTCCGATTCATCGTTTATTTGCATGAAGAGGAAATTATTGATGATGCGTATAGTGCAGATGATTATTTTACGGGTGGAATCGGAGATATTACTATGGATTCTCTAAAAAATTATTACCTATTACTACTTAAACATATTGAATCTGCTTGTTGGCCAGATGTTTATTCCTACATAAACACAACTTGTGATAAGAAATTTGATTCGTCTCGTTCTATACGGAAAGTAAAAAGCATGGAATCTTCAGCAATTCCGTCCGTCCTTACCCGTACTGTAAGTATGTCAACAGATATTAATCGCGAAGCTATTAAAAAGACTTCAACTGGTATTTTACTGACTACTGCCGACGCGTATACTCTTACTGACGGGCCGACCATATTCCTTAGTGAAGACGTACAAAAAGTCGGTACCTTTTATATCCAACAATCAAATATTTCACCCGTAGTATTCCAAACTATTATGGCCAGAATTGTTAAAAACAACGAATTTACTGAGAAAATCGTCAGATTAGAAAACTCTCTTGAAGCTGAACAGAACAAAATGGGCGCAGGCGCAAATGACGAATCCGAAGAGAAGAAAATCGATAGCGAAAGGCTCAGTAATGACGCAAAAGCACTACTTGATGAAATAAATAAACTGCGCAAGGAGATAAAAATGGTTTCATTAGATCCAATGTACGTGCCAAACACCAAACCCCACCAGGAATTATGGGCGCCATCGGGCGAAATTAGTGCGAGTGCATTTCTTCCCAAGATTGATGAAGTTACAACGCGATATATTATGAGTTTGGATATTGAAAACAATTTGAAAGTTTTACTGTTGCTAGGTATTGGTATGTTTATTGAGAAGCCAAATATTAAATATATGGAAATTATGAAACGTTTGGCTGATGAACAACGACTCTTCATTATTATAGCGTCATCAGATTATATCTATGGAACCAACTACCAATTCTGTCATGGTTTCATAGGAAAGGATTTGAAAAATATGACTCAACAAAAAACAATTCAAGCCATGGGTCGTATTGGGCGCAACAATATTCAACAAAGTTATACAGTAAGATTTCGCGATGATGCTATGATTCGTTCGCTATTTGAGAAGCCAAAAGAAAATCTAGAAGCCGTCAATATGTGCGCCCTATTTTGCAGTTGAACGTAAAAAACAAATATATAATAGAGTTAAAACCATAGGTTTTATGGTTGAATTAACCGATTTGCGAACGGCGGCATGATTAAAATCGCTATTTTTTATTTGTCGTAAGCCATTTAATAAAGGAGAACAAAATAATATCAATAAAAATCCGTTTTCTGGTCTATAAGCCCGGCTCATTTGATAAAATAGGTTCCATAATATGTTAAAATGAATTGTAAAATTAGCTATTGTATAAGCAACTTCATTACCAAAAAGCACAGGCACTGTTGGAATACCTGCTTTTTCGTCGCCATCTTTATCTAATATGTCTAATAAAACCTCGTTTTGATAGGATCCCCAAAAAATCAGCTGCCCTGCAATATTTAATAAATTATGTTCGCATTGTAATATCAGTGGATTAACTGCCAATCCGCTATAATAAAGCGCAAAAGATATTAGTCCAGCACACGTCAAATTTTTTATAATACAAATACGTTTTAAAATAGGCGTATAAATAGTAACAATAAATAGCGCCATTCTGGCCAATGGTTTCATCGAACCAGGCATAAAACGGTTGTTTAAAAACTCGGTTGTTCCAACTATAAATATTGATAGCGCAATAGCCTCTCGTCGACTGATTTGTCCAGTTACTAATGGTCGCTCAGGATTATTAATACGGTCTACCTCCAAATCAAATACATCATTTACTATCATACTATAAGACATAACAAATAATGTAATAACAGCACTAATAATAAATTGTTTAGACTTGACTAGTTGAGGATTCGATAACCAACCACCAGTAAAATTTAATAATAGTGCCGGTAAAATATTGTCACTACGAATTAATTTCGACACGCCTTTTAATTTATTTGGTCTCTCTAACTGAGACATTGCGTCATAAAATTCAAAGGTTTTTAATATTCTTTTTGATTTGGCCTGACGACTAATGACAAAACTACGCGCGTTTATAAAGAAAAATGGGTAAAATATATATTGAAGTAGTTTCATTTTACTAATAATGAAACTACGCTTTATTTCCAAATCATAAATAATAATAATCCACCAGCCATTGTAATTATAGTGTCTTTATTATTATAAAACCAGCAATAAAATACGGTTCCTCCATTAACAACCTTTGATAATATTGAATCTTGTTGTGAAACTAAAAACGTGGTTCTCATAAATGAATTATATAGTACATGTGCCTTTTTATAAATTTGAGCAACCGGTCTAGGAATAAACCGGGGAGTAATTAAATAATGTAATTTTAATAGAATTCGAGAACTAGTATTTTGGTCGGATTCTATTTTATAGATAAAATGTGTGTCGCGATTATAATCAAATGCCATAAATTCGTTTGTTAACAAAGCGTGTTCTTGTTTAATTAACGGGAAAGCGGTTACAATATTTGGGTCGCCTTTTATACCAACAACACAACGAAGTACAGTACAAAACGGTAAGAAAAAGAACGGGCCGTCAATATGCGCCATTTCAAATACTTTATCAGAACCAGATGAGCCAATTGCGCTAATATACAATTCATTCATTCCGTCTATGTTTTCGACTATATCGCCATTATAATGACGATTTAATTTTTGCATAATATGCCCGTTTTTTATTAAATCAAACTGGTGTTTTATAAGTGGAGGAAAATTGTTTGAATATTGATGAAATGTCTTATCTTCTTTGTATTGTTGTTCATATGCGTATATATGTAAAAAGTCTATGGATATAAGCTCGCTTATTATATCAATATTGCCTATAATTGGGCTATTCATTGTATATCTACTATACATATTTTTATATTGATTTGCCGCGTTTTTTCCTTTTTCTCCTGCTTTTTATTAAATTTATATTGTCTTACCATAAATGGTACAATACAATGAATTAAAATATTAGTGAGTTTTTCAGGCTAACTTTCCCAAAAAGAAATAGGTCAACTTTTTTTTTTTGGACATTTTTAAAATGTCCAATTTCAAAAAGTACGAGGTAAAGTTTCCCAGAAAAACGCGTTGTGACTGAAATGCAGCAAATACCGAAATTTTAATTCTGTGTTGTTACCATAACAATTTTCGGTAAAAACGCCCGGCATTTTTTCTGTTACCATTTTAGGATAACAGAAAAAATGCCGAAAAATGCCGAAATTTTCTATTGTGAACGTTGTGACTTTAATTGCAGCAAATCTAGTAATTGGGCAGCCCATCTGTCCACCCGTAAACACCAAATGGTAAAGAATGATAACTCAAAAAATGCCGAAAAAAATATACACTGTATATGCGGTCGTAGTTTTAGTTTTACATCCGGTTTAAGTCGTCATCGTAAGACGTGTTCGTTTGTACTATCGGCCGAATCCGTCGAAATACAAGAACCAGTGACGTCACCGAATATTAACACGGAAATAATGTCTGAAATTATAAAACAAAATAATGAATTTAAGACGCTGTTAATCGAGCAACAGAATAAAATTATGGAACAAAATACGAAAATTATGGAAATGGCCAAACCGACAAACGTAATAACAAATAACACGACGAATAATACACAGTTTAATTTGAATGTTTTCTTGAACGAAACTTGTAAGGACGCACTAAATATGGTGGATTTTGTCAATAACATAAAATTAGAAATCAAAGATTTAGAGAACGTTGGACATTATGGATATATCGAAGGAATAACCAATATTATTATGAAAAATTTAAATACTATTGAAGTAAGTAAACGTCCCATTCATTGTACTGATTTAAAACGCGAAACGATGTATATCAAAGACGACGATAAGTGGAATAAGGACAATGCCGAGAAAACAAAATTGAAGAAACTCATTGGTCGCGTAGCAGATAAAAATTTACAACAATTACAGCAATGGAGAGAACTTAACCCTGAGTGTTTAAATCCAGAACATCAAAAATATGATTTTTGTATTGATATGTATAAAAATGCTTTAGGGGGATACGGGGAAGAAGAACAAAATAAATTCGATGACAAAATTATCCGTAATGTGGCAAAACATGTTTTAGTTGATAAAAACACTCCGTAAAAATAATATATTGATATTATAGATAACTTATTTAAAATGGTAGCAAGCGCATTAAAACAAGCCGCGGGTAGTGAAGATGCAGATGAAGAATTGGAACAAGCAAAAAAAGAGGCGGAAGCATTAGCCAATGAAGTAGACGAAACAGAGTCCGAAGACGAAGATAAAAAAGAGTCAGAAGATGAAGATAAAAAAGAGGACGAAGAAGAAGATAACGAGGAGGAAGGAGATAAAAAGGAACACCACCATAAAGACGACGAGGAGGGTTCCGATGATGAAGATAAAGAAAAACGAGAACATCACAACAAACGCTCGAGCTCTGATGACGATGATTTGGCCAAACGCGTCGCAAAAAAGGTTTTAAATAAAATCAAAGACTTTGTTATTTTTCGTAATAATAGATGTTCTGGTGGAGGTTCTCGAAAAAAGAAGACAAGAACATCAAAACATAAGACGAAACGTGAAAAACGTGCAAAAAAGAAAATTGTTCGTAAGAGAAAAACGTTTCGTAAAGGAGGAAAGGTTCTCAAAAGAATCACAATAAAGAAGAATTAAATTTATATATCTAATAAATTTAATTTTATAGGCCATTTTTATAATTGACTACATAAGGATTACTCTGAAGGGCAGTCAAAATATCGCCGTCAGTACGGTCCATTTGAATATTTTGATAAAGAGGGTCATGGCCTTGTAATTTACCCATATTTGATACATCAGGACTTTGAAAAGGCATTGTAGCAGCAACAGCGCGTTTATTAGCCAAGAGTCCATCACGATTGGCTTGTGTCATATTAATATTACCGTTCATTAAACTCATATTTCCAGGAACCATACGCCCGTCAATAGTCGAACTCTTAATATCATTATTACGTTGATTGTACTCGGCGTCATAAGATTTCATTTGATTATAGCCGCCAGCTATACCACTATATGAGAAATCGCCCGTTTCGGCACGTGCCGTATTAGAAACTTGATGCGGTGTACTTTCGTATGCCCCACCATTTTGATTACGATTAATATTACCAACGTATTTAGAATTTTCAGTAGTTTCGCGGTGCGTGGTTGATAATTTATCATTAGGATTAAATATATATGAGTTTGATACTCGAGTGCCCGGATTTTGGTAAGGACGTAAATTACCAACGGCGTTTTCTTTACGGGAAGGGCGTAAAATATCCAAAAGCGGCGCAACGGCAGCTTTTAATCCTCCGCTAACAAGACCATAATAATCGCCCTGTTTATTTACTGTGCGGTTATTCGGATAAGCAAATTTAGAGCGCATTTCAAAATCTCCCTCCGCAGCATAATTACGGCCTTGTGCGTTGGCCGGACCAAGAGGAAATTCGCCCAATTCAATGTTGTGAGTTGGCATATATTCTCCATTTACGTATTCTCCTCCGTTATTGTAACCAGCATTACCAATATAATCACTGGTATTATTTTGGCGCGATGTTTCTCTGTCAACCGGAATAGCACGCATAGTCTGGCCCTTTTCGGCTCCCGTAGTTGTCATTAATCGAGACATTGAACCTTGATTATCAAACATCTCAAATGTGCGATCTGGCCGGTGTTTTTCCATAACACCCATTTGTTCTGTAGTGGCGCCGTTTTGAATAAAATTTGCCGCTGGTCCTTCGTGACCATACAACATATTTCCACTAGCCTTTGGTTTGTTTAATACGCGTAATTCGTCAACTCCACGGTCGAGCCAATGATCACGCATCATCATACCGGAGTTAAAACCATTTGACCCCTCGTTTGTGTAACCAAGCCCGAGTCCAGGAGCAACTTGCTGTTTTTCAAACGGATTTACATTTCCCATGCGCATGCTAGGATTGACGCGGCTCTGAAAAAAATCGCTGTTATTAGGAGCACCATAGGCCCATTGTTCGTTATCGGAAGGTTTGAACATAGGGGAAACTTCGCGTTTCACTTGGATTTGAGAACCAGAACCAGTATAATTATCTAACACACTTTCGTTCGAATTAGCATTAATTTGAGATGAGCGCACATTGCTTCCGAAAAAAGGGACCATGTTATTATGTTGAAAATAATCGGCACCAACTTTGTTACCAGTTAAAGAATAATATGCATCTTGTGACATTGGGCTGGTATCTGATGCATAAGTTGGACCATTCGGAGTATTTTGATTATTGCTTTCCAGAATTATTCCGGCTACACTATCCTTGTCAAAAAATTTGTCAGTATAAACACCACCAGCACTGTTAAATTTATTAACGGTTGACAATTCACTAGTTAAATCGGTTTCATTATAGATAACAGGCATTTCTTGAGGAAAATTTCGATTAGGTATATCAACGTTTGGCAAGGTTTTTTTCTTCGATTGAAAGTTTTCCTTTTTACTTTGGCTATTAATTAAATATAAAGACGATAATGCAAATAACGGGATAACCATTTCCATGTTTGTTAGATTATATAATTATATTAGAATTATATAATAATTTCCAACGGCGTGAATATTTCTAAATTACGCCATGCTAAATCTCATAGCAAACAGTTTATTCACAACTACGGGTTTCATTATTAAAAAATGGTATCTTTGTTTTGCAGTTTGAATTGCGCCGTTCCATATTTCTTTATCGTTCCATTTACCTCCCGCTTCTGGATTACATATAATAATTGCCGGATTTAATGATAAAATCTTTTCATCTGTTGCGACAATGACAATAATATGTTCTCGTAAATACGTTTTTTCTAATATTTTTTTTATGATAACCGCACTCTCATATTTATCACGGTATAGAACAATAATGGGTTTTGATTTATCCGCCATAACGTTTCGAAAGCGCTCAATACGGCGACCATATTTTTCAACCGCTTGGTCAGTATATTTTTCCCAATTATCATCTACTAAACGGTCGGCAACAAATCCGTCTTCCGATTTTTTAAAGCCTGGCAATAATTTAATTGGATAATCATGTGGATATTTAATACCGTAGTCATCAATGACGTTTCGTTTCGAATCATCTAAATGTACGTTTTTATGAAACATGACAAAATTGTTTTGTAAACATGCACAAAGCGCATCAAATGGACTTTCAGTCCAATCAAAAGGGCCTGACCAGGTTCTCAAATTTAGGTCTTTTAATGCACGGGCACTGGAACAATCATTTCCGATGGATAAATAATTAAATTCCATTATACATTGACTCTGGAAATTGTTGACAAATCTGGTATCTCAGCTACATAATTATCTTTTTCTAAAATACGAGTTTGAATATCATGTTGAAATGGTTTTTCAAGACTAGCTTGTGGATTTAAAAAGGGCTCTTCCCAGCGTTTTTGTTCTAAATCGCGGAAGGTCCACGCCGGATGGCTGGCGCGGCTTTCCTCAACGTAAGGCGCTTGTATTTTATAGGCCGGTTCAGAAGGCAATCGCTGATATTTTGTATAATTGTTCACATCAACATAATCTTTATTTAATTTGCGTGTAAGTCCCCGTAAATCATTCTCTTGGCTAATCATATTTTTATCAAAATTGGCGCCCCATCCCTGAAGACGAAGTTGTGCTTCTTGTGAAAAAGGAAGGTCAAGACCATTACCCGGACTATTTAATTGATACGTACCCGCATAAGTACTTTGTTGAACTTGCTTATGTATACGGTTGGGGTCATCATGAAATCTAGTGAATGACATTTATATATTAGTCTAGTAAAAAAAAAATGTATAAAGGCTACATATTATAAATCAAATGTTTTCAATTAATGTCATGGGTAAATCACTTTGAGTTCCTCGGAAGGATAGGCGATGTAAATTGGTAATGCCATGTTTATGAATACCTTCTAAATGAGCTTTGGTTCCGTATCCCATATTCGTATGTAATTGGTATTGTTCCTTTAATAAAGGGTATTTTTCGCAAAGGGCGCCGACATATTCATCCCGCGCGACTTTAGCTAGTATACTTGCTGCGGCTATTCCCATATAAGTAGCGTCGCCCTTTTCTACCGTAATGTGTGGTAATTCAACAATACAATTTGATTTGTCGTCAAAATAAGTATACGGTTTAAAATAATTACCATCAATAATGGCTAGAAACTCATTTTTTATGCCAGTGTCAGTATTAATCTCTTGTATCAAAGTACTGATGCATTCATGCATACCTTGCATTACGGCTTGTAAAATATTAATTTGATCAACAACGTCATTTTCAACGTATGCAATGTGGTAATAAAGACAGTTTTGTTTTATAGATTCGGAAACGGTCTTTATTTTCTTTTTTGAAGAGAACTTTTTGCTATCTTTAATATGTGTTCCGTCGAAAGAACCGTCTTTTGATAGTACAACGGCGGCTATGTATGTTCTTCCAAAAAGACATCCTCGGCCAACTTCGTCAATACATATTTCGTATTTATTATTTAAGTCGTGAAACAAACGCAGCATGATTTTTAACTGCAACTTAATAAGTTGAATAAATTCAATTTTTATTATTTAGTAAGTATATATTAAATTTATAAAAACATGCCACCTAAATCAGCGTATCAATTACAACAGGAGAGGCAGGCAGCAGCAGCAGCAGAGTTGAAGAAACAGCAGCAGCAGCAGGATGCACTTAAGGCAGCAAAAGCAGCAGAAGAGCAGAAGAAACAACAGGCAGCAGCAGAAGAGGAGAGGAAACGACAGGCAGCATCAGCGGCAGCGGCAGCGGCAGCAGCAGAACAGAAAAAAAAAACAGATGAAGCCGCCGCAGAACAGAAAAGAATAGCAGATGCAGCCGCCGCAGAACAGAAAAGAATAGCAGATGCAGCTGCCGCAGCAAGAACGCCAAGTCGAACAATTACTCAAACTCCATCAAGGACTCCTACTAGAACAATGACAGGAACTCCTACAATTACTCAAACTCCGACTCCTACTAGATCAATGACTCCTACTCCAACTGTATCTCCATTTTGTCTTGATGTTACAAATAACATAAAGAGTTTTAATGAAGCAACTGGCGAAATGAATTTTATAAAAGATAATTATCCTACAGGTCAATGTGTTTTGTATAAAGGAAAGCAATATAAAATAACTAATACGTCGCCGTTTACACTATTACAAGATTCAAACCGTGAAGCATTTGCAGAAGGCGCAAGCGCAAAAGTTGCTCTCATGGATCCAACAATGACTCCAACTAAAACTCCAACCAGAACTATGACAGCAACTCCAACAATGACTGCTACAAGAACAATGACAGCAACGCCAACAATGACTGCTACAAGAACAATAACCCCGACTGCAACAATAACAGCAACTCCAACCAGAACTATGTCAGCAACGCCAACAAGAGTAATGACAGCAACGCCAACAATGACTATAACTCCAACCAGAACTATGACAGCAACGCCAACAAGAGCAATGACAGTAACTCCAACAATGACTCCAACAAGAGCAATAACAGCAACGCCAACAAGAGCAATGACAGTAACTCCAACAATGACTCCAACAAGAGCAATAACAGTAACACCAACTATGACAGTAACTCCAACAATAACAGCAACTCCAACAAGAGCAATGACTGCAACGCCAACAATGACTGCGACTCCAACAAGAACAATGACTGCAACGCCAACAATGACTGCGACTCCAACAAGAGCAATAACAGCAACACCAACAATAACAGCAACACCAACAAGAGCAATAACAGCAACTCCAACTATGACAGCAACACCAACTATGACAGCAACACCAACTATGACAGCAACTCCAACAAGAGCAATAACAGCAACTCCAACAAGAGCAATAACAGCAACTCCAACTATGACAGCAACACCAACTATGACTTTAACAAGAGCAATAACAGTAACACCAACTATGACTCCAACAAGAGCAATAACAGCAACGCCAACAATAACAGCAACTCCAACTAGAACTTTGACAGCAACACCAACAATGACTGTAACTCCAACAATAACTCCAACTAGAACTCCAACAATAACCCCAACTAGAACTATGACAGTAACTCCAACTCCAACTCCAACAATAACAATGACAGCAACAAAAACAATAACAGCGACACCAACAATGACGGTAACTCCAACAATGACTCCAACAAGAACCATGACAGCAACTCCAACTCCATCAATGACTATAACTCCAACTGCAACCCCAACTCCATCAATAACAATGACAGCAACAAAAACAATAACAGCGACACCAACTCCGACCATGACTATAACTCCAACTGCAACTCCGACCATGACCATAACCCCAACTCCATCAATGACTATAACTCCAACTGCAACTCCGACTGCAACAATAACAGCAACCCCAACTCCAACAATAACAGCAACGCCAACAAGAACCATGACCATAACCCCAACTCCGACCATGACTATAACTCCAACTGCAACTCCGACCATGACCATAACCCCAACTCCGACCATGACTATAACTCCAACTGCAACTCCGACCATGACTATAACTCCAACTGCAACTCCGACCATGACTATATCCCCCACATTAACACCAACTATTAACCCAAACTGTATTGATGTAACTTCAATTGTAGTGGACGCATCAAATGGCGCAGTAAATTTAGATAAACTATCTAAATACGAAGATAAAATAGCAATAGGTCAATGTCTAATAATCAACGGTAGCAAATATCTAGTTACTGGAAAAACAGCACCGTTTACATTGTTAGGCGATTCTGTAAATGAAGGTTTTGTAGAACACGCACTTATATTAAGTGATTTTGCACCTACAGAAACACCTACGGCGACACCAACGCCTACAGCAACGATGACACCCACTGCAACTCCAACTCCAACTCCGACGTATACATATAGTTTACCTAGTCCAGGAAATAATATAAATCCATGGGAAGTTCAACCTCCTATAGATTTTAGTAATTTAAATAGTAGCACAGCAGCTCCATTATCAAACTATATAGATACATCTCCAAAAAACGTATATGATATTATAAACAATATGAACACAGCGCCATCAAATATTAATATTGCTTCCACTACACCCACTTTAAATTCAATAATTAATAGTAATTCCCCAAATACTGAATATAGTCCATCAAATTATAGTGCAAATCAAAGTCAAGATGATTTAGCGAGTCTAAGTGATAGATTAGAACAAAAAATACTGAATGATATAAAAGCACAAGAACCCAAGTTCGTAAACGATATTGTGGCTGAAGTAAACGCGCAAATAAATCAAAATGGTGGATTATCAGTAAACGCTGATCAAGCAAACGTATACCCCAATCGAGACGGTGGATTACCATCCATGTCTGGAACTAAAGCAGAAGTTTCGTTCCCCAATGACCCAAACCCGCCTGATTTTTATTCGTATTATGGATTACTAGGATCGAAAGGCGCTGATTACGTACCAACAAACACAATATCAGAAACAAACAAAATGTTAGGGAGACTCGAATATGCGCCACCACCTTTGCCGCCCGCGTTCGATTTTTCGAATTTTGGTTCTCTAAAAAGCAAGGGTATTGATAATGTAAAACCAGTAAACGCACTTCATGCGTATCATGATTATAATGAAAAAATAGTACGCGATGAGATAGTAGATGAAGTTAAGTTGACAAATCGGGAAGATTATTCAATGATTCGATGATTTACACCATTTTATAACATGGTGTAAATAGACAGTTTTAGGACAACAATATTTTGGATGTAATTAAACGGCTAAAAGTGTAAAGTTAAATCCACCAATAATTTTACCTAGTAAGTATATATATTATTTAAATGAGTGGTAGTTTTAAACAAAGTTGTCCATCTTATACAGTAGCCAGTAACGGTTATGATGTAGCAAATGCAATTTGTAGAACAGGAACAGCAAATAACACAAAAAGTACTTCTTATAAAGCTCCAGCGGGCAAAAAATGCGATAGTATTGGTAATAGTACTGGCAATTTAGTTTGTGAAGGTACATTGAACAACTTGCCAGTAGCAGCACCACCACCAGCAGCACCAGCAAAACCGGCATGTGCAGCAGCAACAATACCAAGCATATCTGCTACAGTAAGCGGAACTTCAGTAACAATAACAGAAAATAATGTAGGCACATATTATTTTGATTATAGCTTTACTGGTCCTTCTTCTATTGCTGCTAGTACTTTTTACAGCGGGTCTTCTAGTAAGACTGTAAATAACCTCAGTCCGGGAACATATACAATTAACGCAACATCTAGGTATGCAAGTCAACCTACTACTTGTACGGGAATGCCAGGACAATCGGCAAGTAAAACTTTTACTATTGCAGCAGCAAAACCAGCATGTGTAGCAGCAACCATGCCAAGTCCATCAGCTACAGTAAATGGAACTTCAGTAACAATTACAGAAAATAATGCAACAGGTTCCACATTTTATTTTGATTATAACATTGCTGGTGCACCAGGAGGGAGTATTACTTTTTACAACGGGTATTCTAGTAAAACTTTAACTGGACTAAGTCCTGGAACATACACAATTAACGCAACATCTAGGTATCCAAGTCAACCCAGCACTTGTACGGGAATGCCAGGACAATCAAAAAATGATGTTCAATTTACTATTCAAAAACCGGCATGTCCTGCAGCAACCATTCCGAGTCCGTCCGCTACAGTAAATGGAACTTCAGTAACAATTACAGAAAATAATGCG